CCCGTCGCGCCGCAGACCAACCGGCCGCATACCGGCACCTCGACCGGCACCTATCGCGATTGGGTCATGCGCATGGGCTACAATCGCACGTCGGGGATTGGTGGCTGGCATGTGAAGGTGCCCTACGACGCGGCAGGGACATGGTTCGTGGCCGTGACGGATGACAGTTCGGACAGCCCGGCCGGCATCACCAACACGGCACTCAATCCTCCGGCCGGTGTGAAATGAGCGGTTCCGACGGCACCACCCCGAATTTCGGGCTCACCCTGCCCGCCATCGGCGGATCGCAGGACAGCTGGGGCAACAAAACCAACGCCAACTGGACGCTGGTCGATGGCATCCTGCTGCCGCTCATCACCGGCAATATTTCCGGCCCGCTTACCGCGAGCGGCAACATCACTTCCATGGGGGGCTATATCAGCGGCGTCGGTGGCGTTCTGGCCGGCGCGCATGGCGTTGCCTACACGACATACGGCGGTCTCACCGCGTTCGCGTTCATCTGGGATGGCGCGCGCGTCGGCGTGGTCATCAATGGCGTGAACGTGGGCTGGCTGCACCCGGCCGCCACCTGATGCCCCGGATAACCGTCTCGCCCCCAGCCGGCATCGTCCGTCAGTCAACCTCCGAGGCGACGCCTGGAAAATGGTGGGACAGCAACAACATCCGCTGGCGCGGCGGCGCCATCGTGCCGATCGGCGGTAACGCGAAACTGAGCGGCAGCGACGTCTCCGATCCGCCGCGTGATGTCGTCACCTGGCATGATAACACCTACCAACGCTGGGCCGCGTTCGGCACCGATACCCACCTCTACGCCTATCTGTTCGACACCGGAACTCTTCACGACATCACGCCGACCGGGGCGCCGCCCATTCTGCCGTCTGGCTTTCCATCCGGCTACGGTCGCGGTGATTACGGCTTCGGCGTCTACGGCATATCGAGTGGAACCGGCGGCCCGATAGGACCGCCCGGCATTCTCGGCAATGCCACTGACTGGTGGTCGATGGACACGTTCGGCGAGTTGCTGGTCGTGGTGCCCACCCAGGATGGCCATCTCTATGTCTGGGACCCGAAAACCCCGACCGTCCACGCCACGCAGGTGCTCAACGCGCCCACCAACAATCGCGGCGTGATCGTGACCGACCAACGTCAGGTGGTGCTGTATGGCGCGGGCGGCGATCCACGCAAAATCGCGTGGTCCGATCAAGAGAACATGACGGTCTGGACGGCGAATGTCACCAATTTGGCCGGCGATAAGCAACTCGTCACCTCGGCCGCCGCGATGACAGCGGTGAAGGTGAGCGCCGGGATTTTGTTGTTCACCACGAACGATGTGCATTTGATGCAGTATGTCGGCGCGCCATACGCCTATGGCATCACTCAGATCGGCACCGGCTGCGGACCGATCTCGCCGCGCGCGGTGGCCGGCGCCGGTTCGTTCGTCGCCTGGATGTCCAATCAGAACTTCTGGTCCTACAATGGCAACGTCCAACCGCTGCAGTGCGACGTGAAGAACTGGTTCTTCTCGGTGCTGAAAGCCGGCGGCGCGGGCCGGTTGTTCGGCTCCGCCAATCCAAGGTTCGCCGAGATGTGGTGGGACTGGCCCGACGAAAACTCGACCGACGGTGAAAACAACCGTTACATCGCGATGAATTACACAACCCAGCCCGGCTACTGGCTGCTCGGCAAGCGCGCGCGCACGGCGGGCGATCGGATCGGCACGCTCGACTTTCCCGTGCTGGGCGGCGCCTCCACCTCGGGGGGCGCGCTCTATCAGCACGAATCCGGGTACACCAATGATGGCGCCCCGCGCGCCTCCGCTGGCGAGGTCTTTCTGGAAACTGGCGCGCTCAATGGTGGTGAGGGGAATAATCGGTTTCATGTGAAACAGGTGGTTTTCGACGCCACCGCCAATCCGACGTTGCCGGCGCCGTTCGGCTTCCGCTTCTTCGCCCGCGAGGAGCCGTGGGACAGCGTTGAAACCGACACCGGTCTTTACACCGAAGTTCACAACGGTCTGATGGATACACGTTTCTCCGGCCGCTCGGTGCGCATGCGGCTCGAAGCGATACTTGACGGGCCGTTCACCGTCGGCCGTCCACGTCTTCAGATGCGCCAGGGAGGATCTCGCTGATGGCCGCGACACTCAGGCATCCGCCGGCGCCGTTCGTCGCCCCGGTCAGCGGCGACATCAATCAGCGCCTGCAACAGCTCGCCGACGCGATCAACGCGAAGCAGTCAGCGACATCGCCGCCGACATGGCCGTTCATCGGCCTGCGGTCGCCGGACGGAACGACATGGAAGGTCAGCATCGACAACGCCGGCACGATCGCCACCGAAGCGGTGCCCAGGCCATGAGCGGATTGTCTTCCGAAGAGAAGCGCGCGCGGTTTCAGAAGGCGCTGGACCGTGGCGGGAATACGCACACCATCGATGATGTTGTCGCCATGGTGAATACCGGACATGCCATGTTCTGGGAGAAGGGCGACGGTGTCGTGGTCACTGAACTCGTGACATTCCCTCGCCTGAAGGTCGTGCGCTACTGGCTCGTGGCCGGCGCGCTGGACGACGTGCTGGCGCTTCAGAACGACATAGATACCTGGGCGCGGTTCAACGGCTGTCAGATGGCTACCGCCTCCGGACGCAAGGGATGGGGCCGCGCGGCTGCTTCGTCCGGGTGGAAGCCGGATCTGATCACGTTTTACAAGGATCTGCTGCCATGATGTGGACGCCCGGCGGCCAGCCCGACCACCTGTCGTTCATGGGTTGTTACAAATCCAAGGGCGGCTCACAAACCACGACCTCCAGTCAGGATACCAGTTCCAGCACCCGGTTGCCTGACTGGTTGACCAATGCCGCGCATGAAGCGACTGATCGCGCCGTCGCGTTGAGCAATCAAACGCCAACGCCTTATTACACGGGCGAACAGGTGGCCGGTCAGTCGCCCGACACACTCGCCGCCTATCAGGCGGTGCGAAACCTGCAGGGCTCCGCCGATCCGGCGTTCGGCACGGCGGCGAACGCCTGGGGCGGCCTGATCGGACAGGCCAACCCGATCACCGCTGATGAGATCAACGCCTTATCATCGTCGCTCTACGGCAATTACAACAACAACGCCGGCGGGCAGGCACAGAACTATTTCGGCGACGCGCAGGGGCGGTCGCAGAACTATTTCGGCTCGGCACTGGGGCAGACCCAGGGCCTGCTCGGTTCGTATCTGGCCAACGCCGGCCCGGCCACGGCCCAACAGGTCGGCGCCAACGCCACCGCGCTGATGTCGCCTTACACCGCGCAGGTGATCGACCCGGCGTATCAGGCGGGCCAGCAACAACTGGCGCTGGCCAAACAAGGCATCGCCGGAAACGCCAATCAGGTCGGTGCGTTCGGTGGTTCGCGACAGGGCGTGCAAGAAGGTGTCGCCGACGCGCAGACCGCGCTGGGAACGCAACAGTTCATCGGCAACATGCTCAACAGCGGGTGGAACAGCGCGCTCACACCGGCTTACAATCTGGCCAACAACGCCTCCCAGCAGGGCTACAACGCCGGTGCGCTACTAGGCCAGCAGGGTTACGGCGCGGCCGGGGCGCTGGCCCAGCAGGGCTATGGGGCGGCGGGACAACTGGCCGGGTTGGGTGCTACCGCCTACGGCCAGGGCCTCGGCGCGGGGCAGGGCGTGGCCAACCAGAACCTCCAATCAGGGTTGCTCGCGGCGCAGCAGCTACCGGGGCAGGCGGTCACCCAGGCCAACCTCGACCAGCAACAGGCTGGCGCGCTGCAGGCGGCGGGCACCGGGCAGCAAAATTACCAGCAGCAACTGATCGACGAGGCGATGGGCAACTGGCAGGCGCAGCAACAGCAGCCGTATCAGAACCTCGATGTGCTGCTCTCCGCCGTGGGCGCGGTGCCCTACGGCACGACGTCCACGGGAACGGGCAGCAGCAGCACGACGCAGAAGACCGATCCAGGCCTGCTCAACACCATCGGCGCCTATGTCGGCTTCGCGTCCAAGCTCGGCAGCACGGCAGCAAGCATAGCGACAGCAGCCTGAGTGATGGTGCAAATCTCATCGGACGCATCCAATCCCGCCACATATGGCGACACGTCGGGG